GAATCCCGAATTTGAGATGGACTGATTCGTCCTTCGACTGCCAGCCTTCGATCATGGTGTAGTAATACAGCCTTGGGCATGTCTTAAAATAGCCGATCGAGGTCGAATCGAGGGCGTATTGGATATTGGTGCCGGGGAGGAATGGGGAAGGAGCGTCGTAAACTTCGGAGATGTCTACCGGGCCTTGTGACATTACGTCCACGTTAGAACCTCCTCTTGATCGGTGCCTTCGGTGGCTGCACACCCTTAATCACCTTCATCACATCCGCAAGGGCATCGTCATCAACCGAGCGGGCCTTCTTTCCGCCGCTCTCATAGATCGCCCGTTGCCGACGGATGTCAGCGACGATGAGTTCGATCTCGGGTGGGGATGGAGGAATTCCCTCGGAAAGGCGGCGCATTACCTCGTTTAAATCTTGGCTCAAGGATACCTCCTACGTTTTGGTAGCAGCCCAGCTTTCTTTGCACGCACCCAGATCATATAAATGGTGATAGGACGTAGTCCAAGATCGGTGGCAATTTCTCTAGCAGTTAGAGAGCTATGCCAAAGACGTATGATCCAGGAATGTAGTCCCGGACGAGGGTGAGTGTTCATTCCGCAGCGTCTGGTTCAGAAAGGCTTTCCACAACCATATTCTCAATCGACGCATGCTCGATGTAAACCCACCAAGCGCCTTCGGTGTCTTGTTTGATTCGGACGACGAGGGGGTCGTAGGCTGAGCGACCGAACAAGGGGTCCCCCTCGTCGTAGATTTGAGCGTTGTCCCGTCGATCCACCTGCCGAGCGTAGTGAACGCGGGAGCGAAAGGTCGCTGCGGCTGCGTAGTCGTCGAAGCGGAGACGGATGCCCTTTGCGTCGTCTTTGGCGCGGTCGAGGGCATCGTAGGCGTCGCCGTAGGAGAGGCGAGTGGTGGGTGCGGTCATTTGAATCCAAGCCTCCAGCAAGGGCATATTTTATTGCCGCATCTAAAGACCTTGCCCGGTTTAATAGACATGTCTTTCCAACAGAATGGGCAATAAAGAACGCCAGTTATTTTGTGCAACACCATACATATGGTGTCCCTGAGTTCGTATTCTATTAGAGTCATTTGGTTTCCTCAAAAACTTTGCGGACGATATCCCAGGCTTCATTAAAGCCTGTTATTGAATCGTCGTAGTTGGGTTTCATTTCACAGAGATAGTCATTGAGCCGTGAGTCGATTGTGCTTTTTAGTCTGTCAAAACGGATCAAAAGCTCATCTAACTCGCAGCCATTACCTTTGGTATAGCAGTTTTGACCGCAACAATCATCAATCATTTGATATCCCATGAGTTGATTAGGTACAGTTCCTGCTTCGCTCGAGTCATTATGACATAGCGAAGGTTGAGCTCTTGTTCGTCAGAGCCAAGAAGTGATTCATCGAGGAAGTAAACCCTATCCCACTCCAGCCCTTTCGCCTTATGCCCAGTCAGGAGCTCGATCGTCCCTTCCTGCTCGAATAGGTGGTCGATATAGGCCAGGGCATGCTTTAAGGTCGGTCCATAGGACGCAAAGACCCGCATGCACTCAGCGATGTCCTTGGCGGTTTTGTTGCCCTTTTCAAGCCGTTCGCCTTCCCAATCTTCTATGGCGGAGAGCGTTGAGGCTTGGGACATGTCTTCGGGGCCGAGCTTGCGCATGATGCCGGTTATCTTAGGACCCATATCTGAGCCATGCACAGACACACTACGGCCAACAGAAAGAAGCCGTATGGCGAGCCTGAATAGAGGAGCATTATTGCGGCAGATAATAGCAGAATTATCAAGAATGCCTGAAAGAGTTGGGTTCTGTAGCTCACCGACCTTACCTCCAGGTTTGGCCCACTTAAAGTGCGGGACACGCCAATGGACGGACTTGACTACGGCTTCGGGGCAGCGGAAGGATATGGAGAGGTCCTTAGAAGACATGGCAAATCGTTTGCTAAGATCTCCCATTCCTTCCTGTTTAGCTCCTCTGAAACCATAAATAGATTGCCAAGGGTCGCCAACAGATATGAGACGTTCTTTGGCAAGCTTATCGACCATCGCATGGTTAACTGGGCTAAGGTCTTGGGCCTCGTCGACCATGACCAAGGGAAACTTTGGAAATGTTCCTCCAAACAATGCGGGCATGTATATTTGATCGTTATAGTCAATGTACCCTCGGTAAGCGGTTTTGATGGATTTGATGAGGAGGGCATCGATTAGGTCCTTCGCTAAGGGTGAGGGGGGCTCATCGAGAGCCAGAGAAAGAGTATCCCAATCGCATAGACGACGAGCATTAGGGAACTTATCTCCAGGGATGTAGCCAAGTGCTTTAGCCAGTTCAATACCCTGACGAACATTGTGGAGCTCTCCCCACGCATCCGAGGCGTCGTGCTTGCTGAAGTCGGAGATGTGTTCACGAAACTGCTCCATGGTTTTCTTCGGATTAAGGGTCAGCTTCCCTTGTGCCTTGTACCAAATCCCATGCCCACATCCGTTGAGGGTTTTGATCTTGGTTGTGGAGTGGAACTCATCGGAGTGCACTGCCTCATCAGCGTTGCGTTTGTTGAACACGAGGTAGAGGATAGGCTCGGGGCCGAGAACCTTGTCGATCATCTTCAGCGTGGCTGTTTTGCCGGTGCCTGCGAGGGCGTTGATTTGAAGGTTGTCGTCACAGCCTTGGACGAAAGAGAGGATTGAGGATTGCTCATCGGTGGGGGTCATTTGATGTACTTCTCGGGATTCGCGCGCATATCAGCGATGGCTGCGTTACCAAGAGCATCTGAAGCAGCCTTGCGCTGAGCTTCGTAATCCATTGAAAGCTGGCTTTTTAGTTCGGCAATGGCTGCCTTGGCCCAACTAAGCTCGCGCTCAAGCTGTTTGGCTCTAGAAGCCATATATTCTGCTTTGTACAGATCGGTTATCATATCTTCGTGGCGCTGATATGATAGTCTGCCTTGAATCGCAGCCCAAATGGATTTGATTCGATCGTGCATCAAAACCTCCTCTTGATTGGCTCTTTTCGTCGAACTAAACCCAGCGCTGCGAGGTCGATCGGGGTGTTGATTTCCTCAGCCTCTAAAGCCGCTCGATCACGGTCGTAAAGGCGACCAGATGACTGGCGCTCTGTTGCAGTTGCAATAGCCTCAATTGCTGACTGGCCCGTTGCAGTGTGAGTGAAGCCCTCGTCGTCGATAAGACAGGCATACCATCCCTCCTCAAGTTGGCAGAGAGAGCCCAGGCGCCAACCGCAAGAGTTGAGGGATTGTGTAAGGGCCTCAAGACTCACTGTCTCGTCTCCGTGCCTTGCGCGCTGGCTACGTTGAAGGACTCAACAAGGCTACGTGAGAAATCCGAAGCGAAGGTTGCGATCGAAAGGTCTTCAGACCCAGCTTTAAAAACCTTGAGAAGTGTTATTCCGAGGATAGCGATCGCGTCAATCGGCTGCTCGGTCTGCTCAACGAGGTATTTGAACAGCCCTTCGGCGATGGAGTCGAGCTCTAGATCAGTCATCTTGGTATTCCTCCTCCGCTAACTGTTGGCGCACTGCTTCAAAACCTTCCCACTCTTCAACACCAGCTTCGATTAAACGGTCGTACCAGTGTCCACGACGCAGTGCTGCTGCAAGTCGGTTGCGCAAACCAATGATCTCTGAAGAGGCCAATTCAAGTATGCGTCGTGCTGCTTGATCGTCTTGATGCTGAGCTTCATCAGCTAGTATGAATTCAATTGCTCTCATCTGAAGCCTCCCTTTTCGCGCAAGCTTCGCGTTGCTATATTCGTCACATTGATCTGCGTCATCTTCAACATCTCCCCAACCGCAAGGAACCCCTGCCCATAGGCAAGATCATCCTGCGCCTTGAACAGGTGTCCGATGGTATAGGCGGCTTCCTCGGCCATACGAAGGCGTTCGAGGAGGGAGGAGAACACGTCAGACTCACTGCGGTTTGGCACTTCGATACCCCAACGAGGTTCGCGTTTTCGAGTTCGCAAGATGGGAAACCACCTGCTGCGTTCGCTTGAAGCTGTCCGCGATGGCGATCCATTGAAAGCCGAGGGAGTCGTTGTGGCGGAGCTTGCAGAGCTTGCCGAGTTCACGGAGATCTTCCTCAGCGAGGCGTAGGAATTCGATAAGTTGTTCGAAGGTGGCGGATTCGCTGAGGTTACCACCGGAAGTTTCGTATGGGAGACGGTTGGTCATCGGTCGACATAACCAGTTAGAACGACTTGCTCGACTTCCTGACAAGTAATCGTTGTGTCATATTCAAACGGTCTTTCATCTTGCATTTCAGTCGCGCCAACTCGATAATATGTTCGATACAACTTATTGTTGTATGAAAATATCAGCGTGTGATTAACTGTCCAGCGGCCAACGCCACTGATTGTGTCACTAATAACCGCTGATTTTTCTTCAAGAATGCTTTGCAAAACTTCGCGCGTAAAAGTTTCCGTGGCCATCAAACCCTCCTCGGAAGTTGCTTCGGTGCAGATTCATCGATTGCATTTTCATGCTTTTTCATCTGATCCAAGTCCTGCGGTTCATTCGCAGTGGCCTCCGGCTTGAGCACCATGATGTCCATCATACGGTTGAAGAGAACCCGAGCCTCTTGCGCTGTAAAGGTTGTCCTGCCCGTCCGTGTGCGAATCGCGTAGGCATAGTTGTTGATCTCCGTTGCTAGAAGGTCGTATTCGGTCGGGTGAAGGTTCGCAAGGACGTGGAATGCGTGGGTGGGATGGATTGGGGGAGGATTGGTCATGCGATTTCCAATGTGGCTTTGATAACTGATCCTACTTGAATTTGGCTTAGCAAATCTCGCCCGTTACTTGTCTCGTTTGAGATTTCAAATATGGCTCGATCTTTTGTGGATGCTTTACACACGACTGCTTTACCTAGTCTGTCATCTATGACTGCTTCCACAGTCCAAAGTGCTTGAACACTCATACCAACCCCCTCTTTTTCAATATCTCCATCGCCTTACCTTTGGCTTCGCTAGTCACCTCCGGCTTAATCCGCTTCGCCGGCATCGGCATCTTAGCCTTGGAAGGCTTGGCCGTTGGGCGGGATTCGCGTTCAAGGAGCTTCAGAACCTTGGAAAGGGCACCTTCGGTTTTGTCGAACCGGGTTATCATTCCGCACGCGAGTTCGACGTAGATCGCGGCTCGGTCGTGCCAGATACGGCAGGAATAGGAGGGGGAGTTGGATTCAACCATTGGTAGCCTCCAATCGTTTGGCTAGGTCCTTCGCAAAGGTGGTTAGTGAAAAGTTGATTGGGAAGTCCCAATCGGTGAGCTTGAGCATAAGGTCCGCGCTATCTGCGCTGCGCTCGACCGTGTAGTGGTGCCCACGGAGGATTTCGGTGATTTCGCGCTCTAAGGTGCGCCAGGAAGGGGTCATAGGTCGAGCCCTATTACGATGCAGACAAAGGCCAGCGCGAAGGGACTGGTGTAGATTGCCCATTCTTGGATTAGCCAAAGGATGATCAGGGTTTGGTTGCTGAGGGCGATCGAAGGGATCATCGTACATCCTCAAGAAAGAACGGGCTGGAGTTATAACCGTTTACACGAGTAAAACCAGTACGCTGTTGCATTTGCGTAATGTATTCATTTGGAATTGTGCAAAGGTCAGAAGCTGAAAGTCCGTAAAAGTAAATGTAGAAATCTCTTTTAGGACCAATTACAAGCAAGCGGCAGACTTTGATCTTTGATTTGCGTTTCATGACCTATCTCCACTTTAAGGTCCCATTATACCATGCCTAGCCCTTCAGGTCAAGCCCTTTCGCGTACCTGATCCGGCTAGTGTGGTCTAATTGGATAAAGAAAATGGACAAATAAAAAGGGAGGAGCGAATTGTGCTCCTCCCTGATTGAAGTTAGGCCAGCGCAGAGCGGATTGAGTTGAGTTTATCACAATATCGCTCAGCGTCTTGCTTGTAATAGTCACGGTCAGTTTCCATAGCGTGTACCTTGTCTTCCATTTCCATCATCTTCATCTGCGCATCATCCCGTTCGCGCTTGTAATCCTCACCAGCGGTGGACGCTGTGATGAAATCATTATGCCACCGATCACGCTCAGTGCAGGCTTGGTTCCAACGGGTCTCAGCGACCATACGATCGTTTTCAGTCTGAGCAAGCGCAGTACGCAGCGCAGCGTTTTCATCCTGAAGCTGCTGGCGCTCCCGGCGGAGATTGTTGATCTCCTCATCCATTCTCGCGTTGTGCTCGCGGTAAGAGTCAACATCCCGCTTAAGCTGCTCTACCACCGCACGAAGCTCCTCGACCTCCTTCGGAAGGGTGGAGGCAAGCACCACCTTATCCGCAAGGGATTGAAAAAAGGCCGAGACAGAATAGGCGTCTTGGGTGTTGAGGTTGGTCATTGAGGGCTCCTGGGTGATGGGGATCGCACGAGTTGAGGCTACCGGAAACTGTACGATAGCTTCGTTTTGGACTTCGGGACGCATTTCAGCTTCGCTGGGCGCCGTGTTTCCGTATAGGTCCATGTGGGTTGCTCCAGTTAGAGTTAGCGCACGAGCCAGTTGATAAGCTCTACAGCTTCGCCTGGATAGGGCTCGTCTTCTGAGCTACCTTCCCAAGCCCTGCCAAGGATTTCAATAACAAGGCCTAGAAGCTCACGGCCAGATATAAGACCGTCCTGATATTGCTCACAGCGTTCTTGGATCGTTGGGCTCATTGGTTGCTCCATTGTTAATGGGCAGTTTTCCGTCATGCCCAGGACATTCCCAAATCAACGGCCAGCTTTAGCAATGCTGGATCGCGTTTAGAGAGGGTCGGCTTGGAACCCTGCGGGCAAGAGTAGCGAGGCTTAGTGATCCTTATAAACCTCGCTGCGCTCGTTGTTAGTGGGTGGCGTGTTGAGCCTTGCCCTTACCCTTGGCCTTCGCAGCCACAACATCCTCAGTTGTGGCAGTGTCCTTCTTCTTTCGCGTAGGCGCAACCTTGGGCTTCGCAGTCTCCGCGCTGGCAATCATCTTCGCAAGCGTGGTGCCTTCGGCTGGCTTCGCAATCATCGCTTCGCGGGTTTTCATCTTCGCAACGTTCTCACGCGCCTTTTCAACGTAGGACTGATCTTCCGCGATCAGTTCATCTGCCGCAGCGGTGATGACAGAGGCCTTGATGCCGCTGATCTTCTTTCCGGCTTCGCGGAAGGCAGCCTTCACCGCTTCGCGAGCGAGGCGACGGGCCTCGGTAGTGACCTCCCGGCTCTCTTTCCCAGCAGCCTTACGCCGCTTAAGGTTCCCGGCCATAAGGTTCTCAAGGCTTTCAGTGGCCTTGGCGAAGGCTGCCTCCTGTGCCTGAAGGAGTTCATCCCCTTCCAGGTCCTTCACGGTGATTTTGCTCATGTTCTTGTTGAGGAGGGACTTGAGCCCCTCCGCAAGGGCAGCCTGATAGACTTCATCAGGCAGCGCATCGGTATCGACCGAGATGTTTTTCTTTGCCTTCGTGATGGCAATCGGAATAACAGGCATTGTCGGTTTGTCTCCCTTGGGTTGCCCAGCGCATCCTGAGGATTTAAGCTGGCCCTCATTGCTGCGCTGGGGTCGTGTTGATCACACGATCAAGGGGAGGGTTAGTTCCCCTTGGGCTTGTGGTCACTGTTTAAGTGGCAGCGCAGTGTATATTCGTCGTAAAGCCTCCTCTTGTGAAGTTGCGCGGCTTATCGGTTTCCAACCGCTGTATATTCGGCTGTCTTGCGAAGCTCCGCGCGCAATGTGGTGCTGCGCTTGCCATGCGCCGTTAGCGACTGAGATAACCCTGTAGGCCTTTGATTGCTCGTGGTATATTGGCTGTCTCATTCTCGGTCCTCCGCGTGCGGGATCACACGATCTAAGCCCCCGTAAGGGCTTAGGGCTTGTGATCAGTGATTGTGTCTTATCATAAGGTTATCATGATACTTATTGAGCAATTCACAAATCAGTTCTGCCCAACGCTTGTCCACAATCTTACCGCACACTTCAGCATCAATGCCATCAGTAGCAGTGAAGATGCTGAAACAGCCTTCGTTATCAGGGTCGTCAATGTATGTTACAGGATATGTTTCCATTATCGCACCCCTTGCGCTGCGCTGTTAACCTTAATCCCATAGGCCAGCCATTGCTTAGCCAAGGGTAGGTCTTGCCACTCAACCGCAATATGCTGCGCCTTGTCATAGCATATCTCCCTGATCGCTGCGAGCACCACATCAAGGCCCTCAGCATCAATCAAGGCCTCAAGGCTGACCGCTATTCGGTCCATCTTGGCTTTGGTTTCGAGGACGGTCATATCAGTGGTCCTTCATGGGTTCAATGTCTTTTAGTCTCTCATTCACAGCCCTGTCAGGTAATGATAGCAGTGCTTGTGGGTTCGCGCACACTCTGCCATCAGCGTCAATCTCAGCAATCTCTCTATCACGCGAAGCGTTGAAATACCAAACCTTATTGAACCCGCTACCACGATGTGGATAGATTTCATCAAATATCGCTTCCACATCCTTGCGTCTAAATACCACAATCAATCCATCTGGCGGCAATGCGCACACAACACTGTAACGCTGTTCAAGCCACCAACCCTTGCGTATTTCACTTCGTGTTCGTATCTCGCATAGGCTCTCAATATCCATTTTCCCACCCTCCGGTTTTTGGTTTTGGCTGTTTCATTACCCTCTTACGCGCGAGCTCAATCCACTTGGGATCAGCCTTCACCATTTCTCTAGCTTTCTGTCCAATCCACGTACCGCTTGCGTATGTCCGTTTGGCTGTGATGATATTCATCATATGCTGTTTTGCGAGCTTAATTGCCCAATTCTGTATCGAGATATCAAGTGGCGTTATCCCATAGCCCAATCCGGTTCTCTTGGCTGTCATTTTAGTCCCCGATTTCTAACCCCTATAGTATCACACCTCACGCCCGTTTGCAAGCACAATCGCACCGCGCTGTGTGCATACCATCGATGGTTTACGCTGACCATCTCACCGATTTCTTCTGCCCGGCTTATATGATCCTGGTACTACGCAGAACCTACCTTTATGAGGGGTCATACTCTACTGGTAGCTGTTTGGGCATATATCGGAGATTGGGAGTGGGCGGGCTAGCTCTATTTTAATTTTTTTTTTTTTTTTTTTTTTTTTTTTCTAAAGAAGGTTGCCCAACTCCGAAATCTCTAACATGCCCCCATTCTCCTGTTAGCAGAGTATGACCCCTCATAAAGGTAGCACCCGGATAGTACCAGGGTGGAATAAGCCAACCACGCGCCGCCGACGAGCCGTAGGATGCCTCCAGGGCGGCTAGCGGAGGGCAGGGATTGAGTTGCCGTGGCTGGCAGCCACCAGGGTAGCGGCCTGGCCGAAAACGCACCAGCGACCTCGCTAGGGCGTTTTGGGTTAAACCGTGAACGCGCTGAACGCAAGAAAGCCCGGGACATGCCCGGGCGATCCTGCGAGTGTGAGCTTAGGCTAACCGTAGCGATATCGTAGCCAATCGTAGCGCCGCAGTGCGCGCCATATTTGGCCTAGGGCTCTGCGTCTGCTACGCCGCATGGCCATTGCCCACGCTCTGCGCGAGATAATCCGCCAAGCTCTGCGTGGCTGCCTTGGGCGCAGCGATAGTCGCCAAGGCGATCTTCAGCTCGCCGTATTTCTCGACAAACTGCACGCGCTTTCCCGCTGGCGCAATCTGCTGTAGCGAGGCCTTGAACGCCGCTTTGACTTGCAGCAAATCCGTCCAAAGCTCTCTGCATTCCTCCGGCAGACTGGCGGCGTCGATCTTCACAAACGTCAATTGCTCGCGTGCCATGTGGCAACTCCTATGCTGCGAGCGATTGCCCTTTCATGACCTTTCATGATGTGGGGCAATGCGCCCCGTTGACCGACCCACTAGGCGCCTCGATTGTGGCGGAACTAAGGCCGGAGCTATGTTATTCCGTCGGGGCTGCCATGCATTCCGTTTGACCGAACCGTTCGTTCAGCCCCTCCGCCAGGGCCACCCGGCCCCCAAAATCGCCTCGCGCTGGGCGGCCACTACCCCTCCGCGCAAAAATATTAAAATTTGGTTTCGCTGCTTCTCTCACGCGATTGTGCTTGACATACTGAGCTTAGAAGCGCATAATGGAACTCAGGATCGGAGATTGGGCTATGGTCAATTGGATTGGTACGCCGCCGAGGATTGGATTGAAGCATGGATGCAACTCGTTGCGCAAGCTGATTAATGAAGATCAGATCGTTGCGCAGCGCGGCAAGCCAAGTTTGCCGAAGTTGAAATTCATGGAAGGCCTGGGGCCAGAGGACCCGAAGTGGGAGCCGCAGAAATGCATGTCACAATGATACGAAGGGCGCTGAGCTTGAAAGAGCGCCGAGAGACAATGCTTCTGTTGCTTAAGGAGCTCAATGAGTGCAACGCTCCAAGTCCCGATAATTACCTTGCGCCGTGCGTTCCATCTGAGGTTTTGAGTTACGTTGATCAAAAGCTCGCGGCCAAAGGGCTCATTTCGTTGTTGGTTGAGAGCATCGCGCTAACCGAGAAGGACTTAGAAGCTCTTGGCGTAGACCTTTCTGAGGAAACGGTGAAATCGAATGACTCGAGTCCGCGGGCGGCCTAAGGGCGGCTACCTTCCCGACACAGAGCGCAAGCCGGCCTTGCAGCGCATCAAGGAGCGGCATCGGTTGCTTGCGAAGTACGTTGCCGCGGGGCTCACTCGGAATGAGATCGCAGCGCGGTTGGATATGACCCCTGAGCGGGTGGGTCAGTTAACCTTAGACCCTGCAATGCAGAATCTGATCTCCCAGTTCCGAGACCACCCACACGTGGTTGAGATGACTGGGATGGACGAAATTGCATTGCTGCGAAGTGTTTCGATTCAAAACGCTTTGCGCTCCGCCCTTGCCATGCAGGACACGCTGAACTACTACGAAGACGCGGACGAGAAAGTCCCGGTGCGTGAATCCGCAAAGATCTTCGAGCTCTCCGCCGACCGCATCGGCTTCGGGAAGCACTCGACCAACATCAACGTGAATGTTGATTTCGCAGCGCAGCTTGACCGAGCCATCGATCGCTCTCGCAGCGTGCGCCAGAGCGACAGCAAGAAGGCCGACCATTTACTCACGAAGGCCGACAACCGGCCTATGATTACCATCGCTCCGTCGGGGGATGGGGTGGGGAGGGAACGGCTTGAGGAGGCTCAACGTTCCCTCCCTCCCCTCAGCGAGCGCAGCGAGGTTCGTGTGATGCCGATTCCTTCTCTGGCACGGAGGTTCTAACCGTGGCTCGGGGGGATTAAATGGACGCAGGGCTGGATCCAAGATTGATTGAGTGGCTGGCGTCAGTCAGCGATGACCCCCTTGCCTTCGTCATGGGTGCGTTCCCTTGGGGGCAGCCTGGGCGCCTGCTCGAAGAGACCGGTCCGGAGGAATGGCAGCGTGCGCTTCTCTGTCGCATCCGCGATGGGCTGATCTCCCTCGACCAAGCAATCCTCGAAGCCACAGCCTCCGGTCACGGCGTGGGGAAGTCCTGCTGCGTTGCGTGGATTATCCTCTGGGCCATCTCCACCTGCACCGACACGAAGGGTGTTATCACTGCCAACACCGAAACCCAGTTAAAAACCAAGACCTGGGCCGAGCTCGGCAAGTGGTACCAACTCTTCATCGCGAAGGATCTATTCAAACTGACCGCCACCTCCCTCTTCCACCCCGAGCGGGAGCGCACTTGGCGCATCGACATGGTCCCTTGGTCCGAGCGCAACACTGAGGCCTTCGCAGGCCTCCATAACAAAGGCAAACGAATCGTCCTGATCTTCGACGAAGCCTCCGCCATCCCAGACATCATTTGGGAAACCGCTGAAGGCGCGCTCACTGACAAGGACACCCAAATCCTCTGGCTGGTTTTCGGCAACCCCACCCGCAACGCTGGCCGTTTTAAGGACTGCTTCCCAGGCGGTGCCTTCTCTGCCTTTTGGCATTCCCACTCGGTCGACTCACGTAGCGTGCGCTTCACGAACAAAGAGCAGATCGCAAAGTGGGTTCAGGCCTACGGTGAGGACTCTGACTTCTGTCGCATTCGCATCTACGGTCAGTTCCCACGCGTTGGTGAAATGGAGTTCTTCTCAAATGAAGATGTCATGGCTGCCGCGCTGCGTGAAGCGACGAGTGGACTCGCTGATCCTATGGCACTGGGTGTGGACGTCGCTCGTTACGGAAAGAATTCCTCGGTTATCTATCCTCGAAAGGGTCGAGACGCTCGTACGTACGAGAGGCAACGTTTCCAAGGCCTATCTACTACTCAACTTTCCGACAAAGTCTTCGAGGTTAATTTCACGCTCCATGCGAACGGGATTATGGTAGATGGTGGTGGCGTGGGAGGCGGCGTTGTAGACCAAATCCGTGCCAAGGCCCTCCACTGCTACGAAGTCCAATTCGGCTCCAAGGACGACACTCCGCACATCGTCTTCGGCTCATCCGGGGAGCGCTATGCAAACAAGCGCTCGGGGATGTACGGGGCGTGCCGGGCCTGGCTGAAGACCGGCTGCATCCCCAACGACCCAGCGCTGATTAAGCAATTTAGCTCGATCAAGTACACCATCAACAAGCGCGATGAAATCCAGCTGATCTCTAAAGACGATATGTTAAAATTAGATCCAGATTTGGAACTGGATGATATTGATGCCCTGGTCTTGACCTTCGCTCACGCACTATCGCCGAGTGAGATGGCGGGTGGGATGCACCAACCGAAGTCCCTTGTTGAGCACGAGTACGATCCTGTTTCTGCGTTCGAGAAGGAGATCGCAGCGTGAGCTTACTTTCTGGCCCGTCTGCTGGACCCACACCGCCAGCCATTCCGGCCCAGCCAACTCCTCCACCCGCTTTCGGCTCCGCACCTCAGGGCCAGAAGCCACAGGCGAAAGCCTCTCAGCCGACCTTTCTCGGCGCACAGTTAACCGCCAACCCTGCAAACACTGGGCAGAAATCCCTATTAGGCACATGATCATCCCAATGACAAAGGGCACACAGCCGCAGGCCGCCCAGCCTCAGCCATCTCAGACCGATCTCCTGATGGCACTGGCCATGATGCATAAAGACGGCAGGTTTGCCAAGCCTCAACCCAATCCTAAGGCTGATTGATGACCCAATCCTCCGTTGCCGCAGCCTTCCCCGACCTTGGCCCGAAAGCGGTTAAGGAAGTCGCACGCGCAACGCAGCGTCGAGCCGACTACGCTGACGAACCAGACCAACTCTTCCGTAAAGCTTCTGAAGGACGAATGATCGGTTTGAGAGTTAATCGTTTTGGATTTTGGGTGCATTGGCGAGAGCTCGGGGACTATATCCTTCCACGAAGGTACAAATGGCTGATCACTCCCAACCAAATGAGCCGCGGGTCCCCAATCAATGCCCATATCTTGGACAGCACTGGTTCTATGGCCGCTCGGAATCTCGCCGCAGGTATGATGATGGGGTGCTCGGACCCTACCAAGCGATGGTTTCGATACAAGATTGGCAGGCTGGATTCGACACTTACTTCTCCAATAAGCCTGTGGCTCGCTGAGGTTGAGCGCATTATTGGATTGGTTCTTGCTGAATCCAACTTCTACGACTCCCTCGCCATCTTCTACTTCGACCTCGTCGTCTTCGGCACCGCAGCAATGCTGATCTACGAAGACTTCGATAACGTCATCCGCTGCGTCAACCCATGCCTCGGCGAGTACTACGTCGACAACGACGGAAACCTGAACCCTAACATCTTCGCACGTGAGTTCACCTACACTGTGTCCCAAGCCGCTGACGAGTTCGGCGTCGAGAACCTCTCTCCTTCCACCGCTGACCTTTGGGCCGGAGGCAAGGCCAACCTAACCCGCGAGCTCGTCATCGCGCACATGGTCGAACCGAATAAGGACGGGCGCAAATATGGAATCCCAGAATCTTTCGCCTACCGTGAATGCTATTGGGAATGGGGAGGATCAGCGTCGCCGCAAGGAGGCTCTTCTTACTCTCCTGGACTATTACGGAAGCGAGGCTTTCATGAATCGCCAGCGATTGTTACGCGCTGGGACCTTGTTTCCAATGACGCTTACGGACGATCTCCGGGAATGGATGCTCTTCCCGATATCAAACAACTTCAGCTAGAAACCAAGCGCCTCTCGCAGGGGATTGACAAAATGGTCAATCCTCCGATGATCGCTGACGTTCAGCTGAAAAACCAACCAGCATCCCTTCTCCCCGGTGGCGTGACCTACGTCTCCGGGATGATCTCTCAGGGCAAAACCGGCTTCGCTCCAGTCTACACCGTCAATCCTCAAGTCAAGGAGATGATGGAGCAGTTGGCAGAAGTCCGCGGCCGAATAGGGAGCACGTTCTACAATGACCTCTTCAAAGTCATCTCGCAGTTCGAAACCCGCTCTAACGTCACCGCAACCGAAATCGACGCTCGGCGAGCCGAGGCTATGCTTATGCTTGGGCCAGTGCTTGAAAGACTTAATCACGAAGGATTTGCAAAAATCCATGACCGAGTTTTCGGAATTGCGTCTCGAGCCGGCATTCTGCCTCCCGCTCCCGCTGAAGTGCAGGGCCGACACATCAACGTCGAATTCACCTCTATGATCGAGCTCGCGCAAAATGCAAATCAAGCTTCCGGGATTGAACGCCTATTCAATATGGTGGGAGCGCTTGCCGGGATCGACCCAGCTGCGGTTGATAACGTTGACATTGACTACGGTCTCGATAAGGTATCGTATCTATACAATAACGATCCCAAGCTTATTCGTTCGCCAAAGGAGCTAGCTGCGATCCGTGCCCAACGCGCGCGACAAGCTCAGCAAGCTCAACAGGCCGCTCAAGCCGACACCGCACAGAAGCTTGCGACCGGTGCGAAGACCCTAAGCGAAGCGCAGCCTGGAGCGGGGTCGTTGCTTACCAAATTGACGGGGGCGGCATGAAAACGCCAAAGAAGTATTGGAAACATGTTGGGCGTTACACTCATCCACCTGAAGGCAAGTGGATTAATGAGTGTATCGTAATCGGTGGTTTAGTTGGAGCGTCGATTGTATACGAGGCTGAGAATGGTGCTTCAGAGTTTCTGGTGATTAATGGACAGATGTTCGAAGCTATGGTGTGTGATGAATGAATACAACGCCGCCGACCTCAAATCCATCCGACGCGCAGCGAAAGCTGCGAAGCAAGCCGAAGCCGATCGTCGGTCCGTGGTATACGCTCTTATGTCTTCTCCAGCTGGCAGGAATTGGATGCATGACCGTCTGGTTCGCTGCCATGTATTTTCTACCTCCTTCTCCCTCCACGCACTTTCCATGGCGTACGCCGAAGGAGAACGGAACATCGGATTGCAGGACCTCAACGATGTTATGCAATTCGCACCCGATCAATACATTCAGATGATGCGTGAAGCCAACGATAGGAACCAAGCAGATGGCCGACGAACAGACGACAGTGGACACGAGCGGGATAACCCGGAGCGCGGACGGGACGATAGCGGACGGCCAGTCGACTCAGGTGGATCAGTCGAATCAGAATACGACCCAGTCGACGGAGTCGGGGAAGACGCTCCTAACTGACGTCAAGGAAGAGCCGAAGGTCGACGCTGCGAAGACCGACGATAAGAAGCCCGACTCGACTGCTCCTGAGAAGTACGAGGACTACAAACTCCCCGAAGGCATGTCCCTCGACGCTGAAGTCAAGACCAAAGCCGACGCTTTGTTCAAGGGCCTTGGCCTCACTCAAGACCAAGCTCAATCCGTTGTCAATCTCTACGGTGAGCAGATCGCGAAGGTCGCGAGCGCTCCAGTGGAGGCCTATAAAACCCTGACCTCTGAGTGGAAAACAGAATCCGAATCCCACCCCGACCTCCGAGGCAAACTCGGACCCGGGAAGGAAATCAACGTCCGGATCGCAAAGGCCCTTGACTCTGTTGGCGATCCGAAACTCGTCTCGGACTTCAAAGCCCTTATGGACCTCACTGGAGCGGGCAACAACCAAGCCTTCATCCGGGTGCTCGATAAGTTCGCTGCGAAGCTCACCGAAGGTACGCATGTTGCAGGTAACGGACCTAGCAAGGACGGTCAATCCGCCCGACCTACGGCCGCTCCCACAGCCGCTGCGGCCATTTGGCCAAGCCTATCAAACCGTTAACCGCAACATAGGAAACCCTACTCATGGCTACGATTGGTAACGTCGCACTGACATATGCCGATTGGGCCAAGCGTTTGGATGATGGCTACAAAGTAGCACGTATCATCGAACTCTTGTCTCAAACGAACGAAATCCTTGAGGACATGATGGTCGTCGAGGGCAACTTGCCCACCGGGCACAAGACCACCGTGCGCACCGGCCTCCCTCAGGCCACTTGGCGCCTGCTCAACCAAGGTGTTCCGAATGCTAAGTCCACGACCGCGCAGATCGTTGACACTTGCGGAAACCTCGAGACGTATTCCGTTATCGATAAGGATATCGCAGACCTCAACGGTAACACGGCTGAGTTTCGCCTTTCGGAGGTCAAGGCATTCCTCGAGGGGATGTCTCAGCAAGTGGCGTCCACGCTGATCTACGGGAACCAGTTTATCAACCCTGAGCGCTTTACCGGATTGGCCCCTCGATTCAGCACGTCGAACACCGCCAATTCACAGACCGCCAACAACGTCCTCGTCGGCGGCGGCGCTGCCTCGACCAACACCTCGATCTGGCTGAAGGTTTGGGGCGACGATACCGCCCACGCGACCTTCCCAAAGGGCAAGATCACTGGCCTTCAGCACCGAGATATGGGTGAGTGGCCAGTCACTGACTCTTCGTCGAACACCTACCAAGCCTATCGGGATCACTTCAAGTGGGAGATCGGATATGTCCTCAGGGACTGGCGCTACGTCGTTCGCATCGCGAACATCGACATCACCCAACTTACCGGGGTGTCCGCTGCCAACCTCATCAACCTCCTCGTCCGTGCGATATACAAGCTCCCGACCCAGCCAGTATCAGCTGGTACGATTCAGACTAGCGATACTCCCGAAGTCCGAGCGAACATGGGCCGCTCGGTCATCTACTGCAACCGTGTCGTCAGAACCTACCTCGACTTGCAGGCCATGAATAAGACGAATGTCCTGCTGAGAATCGAGGAGTTCGACGGTAAGCCGATCACCACTTTCCGCGGCATCCCGGTCCGGACCTGTGACGCAATCTTGAACAATGAGGCCACGATATGATCCTCGACGCACTACTCCAGTTCGACGCCGCGAACAACCTCGCGCAGGTCGCAGGGACGTATAACTCTACGAACGTTCTCGACCTCCATATCATCAACGGCGGCTTGCCGGTCCTCGCCAACCTTCAGGGTGCGCGGGATATTGGCATCGGCGATGACCCAGCGCTGAAGCTCTTGGTCCTCGTCACTACGACCTTCACCTCCGGTGGTGCAGGGACCCTGCAGGTCAACTTCCAAGGTGCCACTGACAACGGCTCGGGTGCCCCGGCTACCTTCTCGACCTACTACTCCACTCCAGCCTACGCCCTAGCCACCTTGGTCGCTGGTGCTCGGCTGATGGACATGGATGTCCCTCGGCCGCCGGCTGGTGTTGCTGTCCCGCGGTTCTTGCGCCTCACTTACGTCGTGGGCACCGCAACCATGACTGCCGGTATCGTTGAATCCCTGATCGTCCTCGATCGCCACGATCAGATGTACCAGTCCACCTCCAACGCGGTCCTAGGTGGTTACCCGGCCGGCATTACGGTGGCGAACTAATGCGCCGCCTTCTCCTCGCGCTTGCGGCTTCCCTCGCGTTTGCGGGGGCGGCTTCAGCCCAAGTATCCTGCACTGGCGTTAGCGGTGTCAATTCTGTTCCGCAGATCGGAGTCAACTGCAACCAAGAGCCCACCGTTGCTACCTTTGGTGGTATGGGCTATGGTATCGTCCCCGCTGCTTCCGCAACCGACATTGCTTGCATCACCGGCTCAGCTACGAAGGTGGTTCGGGTTCAGCAGGTAAAGGTTTCGGGTACCGCAGGCACTCTGGTTACTCTACCCGTTCTACTAAACAAGCACACCATCGCCAACACTGGTGGCACTGCTGCCACTACCACCGCGTTGCCAGTGCCTGTGACCATGGACACCGGCGTTGCAACCACAGCCTCTGCAACCGCAACGCTGACCGCCTACACCGCCAATCCGACGGTAGACGCATCCGCGCTGCAACTCGATGCGCAGGCTGCGTCCTTCAACACCACCTCCGCTCTCGTCACTGGCTACCCAGCCTTCTTCGACTACCGAGAGCGTAGCTTCTCTTCGGCTCCGGTGCTTCGTGGTGTAGCTCAGCAACTTTGCGTGAACCTTGGTGGCATATCTGTCTCCTCAGGGCTTCTCGCGGTTAGCTTCGTTTGGACGGAGGCTGCACAATGAAAAAGCTCCTCCTTCTTTTCGCACTGCTTTTCGAAGCCCAACCCGCACTCGCAGTCGACTCCGCAACCCTTGTAGGCAACGTTGCCTACACAATGCTGTCGACCGACTTTCGGATAACTCCGACCGTCGCGCTTACCGCTAACCGAACTTGGACCTTGGTTTCAGCCTCCGCAACCTGCGTTGGGCAGACCTGTCCATCCACCACTCTTGACATCATCGACTCTCAAGGTAACGTTGGCGGTGCAAACTCTTGCATCGTTATCGCTCCGCAGAGCGGTGAAACCATCAATGGCTCGACTTCCTCGGTTACTTTCTGTGCTACTTACGGTCGAGCTATTCTCTTTCCAATGTCTGGGACGAACTGGTTTTACCAATCAGTTGCTCCTGGCCAGCTGCTTGGCACAACCACCAACGACAACGCAACAGCAGGCAATATTGGAGAGGTGATAACTACCGGGTTGTGTCCTGGGTCAGCTGCGACCGCCACGGTCACAATCACTATCGCAGCCCCTGGCGTTGTCACTTGGACCGCGCACGGTATCACTGGTGCCTGTCCGGTTGTGTTTACCACTTCCGGTGCGCTGCCAACTGGTATCACCTCCGGCACAACCTACTATGTGGTTCCGGGATCGGTGACAGCTAACACTTTCACCATCGCAACCACTGTTGCAAACGCTCTTGCGGGCACCGCAATCACCACCTCTGGCTCACAGTCTGGCACACAGACAGGTACTGGTGGCGTTTCTCTTTCTACTGGCGCCGCTGCTACCGTAACTGGCCTCGCTCTCACCGCCGGTGATTGGGACTGCCGTGCGGTAAACTCCCACGTCCTCGGTGCGTCAACCTCTGTCACTGTTCTCGAGGCCTCAATCTCCACCGCCGCAACCACTATGGCTGCGCAAGGCTTGACCTCCTCGAACTATCACCAAGACGCAGCTACGGTTATGGGTGCTCTTGGACAGGACCTCACGATAGGTCCCTTCCGTATCTCCATGGCCGCAACAACCAACGAATTCCTAGTCGAATCCGATACCTTCACCGTCTCAACCGATGTTGGCTTCGGCTCAATGACCTGTCGGAGGGCTCGCTAATGCGTAAGCTTGGGCTGGCGCTTTTTCTTACCCTTCTGGGCTTTGCGCCAGCCCAGGCTCAGCCTGTGATTCCACTTACACAGGCTTCAATCCCGATAACGATCTCAACTGCTACAACAACGCAGTTGGTTGCGTTAAAAGCTGGGCAGAGTATCTACGTTACTTCAATAAGTATCATCGCTGCTGGCACAGGCAACATCCAACTCGTATATGGTACTGGCACCGCCTGTGCAACCGGTCAAGGGAATGTCACTGGTAACTATAGCCTCACCACTCAAGTTGGCTTCACTCTCGGTAACGGTTCCGGAGTTGTTCTTGTGGTCCCACAAGGTGCTGCCCTTTGCGCTGTCACCTCCGGTGCCGTTGGTATGCCAGGGAGCTTATCCTATGCGCAGTTTTAAAATCTTGCTCCTACTTCTCCTCGCCGCAAGTGGTCCTGCCTCAGCGCAGCTTACCCAGACCGGCGCTGGACAAGTTGCTGGAGGCGGTGGTCCTCCACCTACATGTAATGGTGTAATCGACTTCTCCGTTGGCTGCGTTCTACCAATGTTCGGAGGTCTGTGATGCGCAAGATTGCACTAAGGCTTCTTAAGTATCTTTACGTTGGCTTGATCGCAGTCCTTCCGGTCTATGCGATTGCCAATAACTATCAAGCAACTTCTGGCAGCGGCATCACATTTGGTTCGATCGTTGTTTCCGCTGTGAACTATGCACAGTTTATGCTTTGCGACTTGACCACACCTACCCAGTGCGCAGCAGTCTCAGCCGCAGGTGCAGTCAAGGTTGATGGTAGCGCCGTCACTCAGCCAGTAAGCGCGGCATCGCTCCCGCTCCCGACCGGGGCGGCAACCTCAGCCAATCAATCCTCACAGATCACGCAAGAGACGGCTACGGCTGGGGTTCTTGGCACAACGACAGACACCGCCGCCGCGAACGGTGCTGCCACGGCGACGTTGAATGCCGTGGCAAAGGGCATCTTGACGGCGGCACAAGCGCAAATTCCTGCCGGCACGAACATCATCGGCAAAGTCGGCGTCGACCAGACGACGCCAGGAACTACTAACAATGTCACGGTAGGTCCAGTAAATTCATCTCCAACAAACTTTTCAGCAACCACAAGCGGAACTCCAAGTACCGCCACTACACTTTTGGCGGCGAGTTCCACACATCAAAAAATTGTTATAAAGGTGGAAGGCGCGACGGCTGTTTGTTTCTCTCAGTTCGGCACGGCTGTCATAGGCGCGACGGGGACATGGTGTCTTAAGGGCGCCAGCACTGCTAACGCCGGGGACGGCGGATCATACGTGACGCCAGGAGGGATGACTGAACCTGGCGCAATATCTATGATTAGCACCGGAACGTCGATTCTCGTTACGGGATGGTGGCAATGAGCAAGTTCTTATGCGCTCTGCTGTCATTGTGGCTTGCTGCCGTTCCGGCTTCTGCTCAGTTCGGCGGCAGCGGGGGCTCAACTACCGTCAACAACACGGCCGCTGGTGCAACGCGCGTCCTCTGCTCGATCCGAGCTGCTAATTTCAACATCACGACGGACCAGGCCTGCACAATTCCGGCTGGCGTCACGGCCTGGGTTCCTGCTTCGATCATCGCCACAAACTGCTCTGGCACGTTCACGCTGGCGGCTGGTGGCGTGTACCCTGCGACCAGCAAAGGCGGCACGGCTTTGGTTGCGGCGGCGCAGATCTATACCGCGCTGACCGGCGCTACGGTTGTGCTCGGTCTCACGTTGGCGGCTAACGTCGCCACGACGAGACAGACCATCAACACGGTTTACCTGTCTCTGACAACCGGAACCGGTAGTGCCGCAACGTGTGATTTCTACGTCATCGGGAGCGATCTCACATGATCGCGCGGGTTACTCTTGCGCTGTTCTTGACGGCTTGCCTTGCCGCAGTGGGGTTGAACGCACCTTCGCGTGCGCAGTTCAATGGATGCTCTGCCGGATTTTGCAATCTATCGGGCGCGGCTGGAGGCGCTGCCGTCGCCGTAGATGTTTGCGGAACGAATACCAGATTGGGGTCGAGCGGAACCTCCTTCAATTATACTGGTCTTACGATTACTGGAGGCCTGACGAATAGCGCTGTGGTCGCTGTTTTGGGCTTCAATGTAAGCACCATAACAGGATTGACTGCGACGTGGAACGGAGTCGCCATGTCGCAGATAGTTACACATAATACAGCGACGGCCGGTGTTGGGCGTGTAGATTTGTGGGGGCTCATTGCGCCGGCATCCGGGAATCAGACCCTTGCTCTATCGTGGACGGGAAGCTCAAACGTTACTGTTGATGCGTGCTCATGGAGTAATGTAAAACAAACTGGCGGCGCCACGAGCTTTCCCAATTCAGCAGGCGCGCAAGGGACAACAGCAACATCTACGATAACGATTACAAGTGCATCAGGTCATGCTGTCATGGCAGGACATGTTGCTGGATCGCCAAGTCCAACTATTACCGCAGTCAACAATACGCAGGTGTTTATAGATAATGTCTTTAATGTCGCCACCGCAGGTAACCGCGCGGCCGGAAGTGGAAGCGTGACTATGACTTCAACTCTATCGTCTGGATTTAATTGGGGCGTTGTTGGGACCGACATTTCGAACTGAAAATGATAAAATCAATATCTCTTCTTTTATTTCTTGTTACCATCGGCGCTGCTTCAGCAGCAATTCACGGTGCCGTACCAACTAACTCGTCTCTCCGTAATCCTACAGCGCAGGACGATTCCACGCGCGGGAACGTTGTTAACGAGTTATGGTTGAACACATCTACAGGGACGTTTTTTACAGCCAGCGGCGTTTCGCCAGGAGCGGCAGTTTGGGCAAATAGCGGAACACCGTCGTCTCTTCCGTGCGATGCCGTTGCGAGCGTGACTGTTTGCTATGGGCTGTTTTCTCTCACGTCTTCATGGTCCAACGGGAATCTGTTCGATATTCAAAGAAGCACGGACAGCACGACAACAACTATTGCCGCAGTCGGTGGGAAGGCCGACATGGCATCATTAAATTCGTTTCTTGCCGGTGGGGCGGGTGGCGTAATAACAAAGTGGTACGATCAGAGCGGAAACGGCAACGATTGTATTCAGGCGACGGCGGCGAATGCGTTGGCCTTGCGTAATATCAATGGCGTTCTGTCGCTCGTTGGAGATTATCAGGATACTCCTATCGGCGTCACCGCGTTTATGCGCTCTTGCGCACTTCCCAGCGTGACGTTTGGGACCTCCAATTCAGCGTTTTCAGTTACGCAAGTAAGTGCGACACACTATGCCAATTTCATATGGGAGCTTGGCACATCGACCGCTGGCTACATGGGACTTTACGGCAACGCGCTAAACACTTGGCGCGTTAACAACAACGCTACAAGCTTTACGAACAGCGAAACCGAACAACAGGTGTGGAGCGTTGTTGCCAGCCCATCGACCGGAACGTTTGGCGTTGGAGAGAATATTGCAACCGCAGCCAACCAAGCGCTCAATGCGGCTCCAACGGGCGGCTCTATTGGGCTGAGTTTTCAGCATTCTTCGACGAGTGAGATATTTGATGGTCAAATGTATGCCTTTGCCGCGTGGAACGGGCTGGCGATGAGTGGCGCGCAAAGCCTTGCGGTTAGAAAGGCATTTTATCAAGCCTACAAAATCGCGCCGCAGATGCGCAACGATCAGATTGTGTTTGCAGGAGATAGCTGGCTTTCGGCAAATGGAGGTCAGTTCCAATCACCAAATGGGCCTTTCGGATTAAGCGCTGAGGCGCAGGTTACGCCGCTTTTGAACAGGCCCGTGACGCAGATTAATTTAGCCTTGTCTGGGGAAAAGCTCGCGACAATGCTGAGTGAATATTCAAGTCTAGTGGCTCCGCTTTTCGATTCTTCGCGCAGGAACAACATTCTAATATTTGACGGTGGAGCAAATGACATTTTTACAGCTGGCCATACCACCGCTCAAACATTTGCCGATCTACAATCGTATTGCAATGCCGCTATCGCGACGGGCTGGCAGGCTTATTATATAACCTCGATTGCATTCCCAGGTGGGAACACTTGGGACACATCCCTGAACTCACTTGTGCGTGGAGGGCCGCTTTCATGCACGGCTCTCATAGACATAGGGGCAAATCCACACTTTGATCCTTCCATTTCTCCGGCTGTCAACACTAACCAAACATATTACTCGACGGACGATGAGCATCCCAACGCCTTTGGATATAGCATATGGGCAATGGCTCCGTACATATCGACGGCGATCAACGGTGTTCTTGGTGTCGGTCCGTGAACGATAACAGCCCGGTAGGGCTCAACAAAGTAGGATAAAACACATGGCTAGATGGAAATTGACGGAACCTCACTATTTGGCGGTTGAAGGAATCAAGTGGGAATACTCCGAGGTCGACCGTGTAACTGGTCGCCCGAAGCGAACTCAGTTCCCTGTACCCTTGCACCTCGATCCCAATATCGAATCGGATTGGACCCACCGCTATGATGCTTGGTCAGGAGACATCATAGTCTCCGATGGCCACAATAACGATCCAAAGGACCTGATTTACACTGGTCCAGTCACGCCCGGTATGCTCCCTCTCGACGACGAGGCGAAGGCCATCACGGCAAAGGCTGCGAAGGATAAGTGGCGCCCAACGCAGGGGCTTGATCCGGAGTCGCAGAACGAGTCCTACACGAACAAGCTGCTCTCCGGTTTCATCGATCAGATGACCATGGTTCAAACCAACGCACAGCAGGCTCCGCAAATCGCTGGGCTTGAAGAGATGCTGAAGTCGATGACCGCCGTCATGACAATGCAAACTGAGCTTCTTGCGAAACTCGCTAATTCTGCGCGGAGAGTGTAGGTGCCTGAAGAACGAACCGAAGCGACCGAACTAGCCGAAATCCGTCGGGAACTCAAAACCATCCGTGAGATGATGACAACTGTTGTGTTCGCGATTCGGGAAGCTGAAAGCGAAGTCCCTGAGAAGATGCGGCGGTTTGTGATGTACATGCACGATATTCACGACATCTCTTACATGTACACCGAGATGGGTCACGAGCCGCCGGAATGGATCAAGCGTGAAATGGAGCGGTGCGATGATCGCTTTCGGCAGCTTCTCACCGAGTCGCACTCAGATGGCGGTGCGTTTGAAAAGGTCAGGCGCACTATGGCAGAGGACCCACTTAATCGGTGGGACCACACTCGACTTTTAACCAAGCCTAAGGAGGCGTAAATGAAACAAGGAAGTGGAAGAAATAGTATGGCTGGACAGAAACGTGAACCGATTGCGCACGCGATTAACCCTGCGGGCGTGAGCCAGATTGGCAGCGCGATGGGGAACCACGCTACGGAAGTCGGTAAGACCCTTCACGGTGCGTCAGTGTCGATGGACCGTGGTCGTGGGTTTGAGGCGCCCAAGGATGCAGGGCGAACTGTGCATCATAACGGTAGCCAAGGAAAACGATGATGAACTGGGACAAGATAGAACAGCTATTGAATATCATCAGCAAGGCTTCGGAGCACGGACCGAATCTTTCACCGGTCGTTCAGTTTGCGCAGCAAGAGCTCTCGACGCACGTGAAAGAAGCGCAAATGCAGGCGGCTGAAGCTAAGGTGAAAAAGGATAAAGAAGAAGCTGACGCTGCGGCGAAGTTGAAGGCCGAATCTCCTGAAGAAGTCCAGCGCGACCGAGAGGATGCTTTTGATCAAGCTCAGGGGATTGAAGAGGCTGACCCCGCTGAAACCTCAACCGTAAGGAGGGTTTAATGTCCAAGGACATCCTTTCAATGTACGGTCCCGATTCGCCGTCTAACCAAATGCCCCGCGCAACTTCCGGCGGTGTGAAGGAAGCAAAGAAGCTGGCTTACGATCCACCGAAGGGTCCAACCACCTTCTCTCATGAAGGTCCCGGGCTTGCGGATCATACCAACCACGGTTGTTGCGGTACGCAGGGCAAGTACTGATGCCCTCGCAAAAGGACTTGGATCAGGGGGGTACATCTCGAGCGTGGGTGCGAACCTACCTTGGTCCAAGCGTGGGCTGGACTTGGGTGCCTTCAAGTAATGTACTACCGATCACGGCTGCTGGCACCTACGTCCTTGATCCGAGTACCTCTCTTGTGACCGTGAGCGTAGCGGGGGCGGTGATTATCGTTCTCCCTTCTGCAATCGACCCTTCCGTTCCTGCCGGAGTTCAGCCCGGTCTATTCGCAAACAACCCTATCACGATTGTGGACATCGGTGGCAACGCCACTGCGCACCCAATCACAATCCAGCCTGCTTCAGGTTCTGAAAACATCATGAACCTCCCGTCGATCAGCCTCTCCGTCAACTACGGCGGGTACTCGCTCCTTCCGAACTCCGCCTTAAAGGGATGGAATTCCATATCACCATGAAAAAGATCATCCTCGCACTTGCACTTGCGCTTGCTCCATCGTTGGCCTTTGGACAATGTAACGGTGTGTTCCCGGCCAACACTCTTTGTGGTAACCTCAGTGCGAGCCCTGCGCCACCCGCAGCATTTAGCGCTTCCGGCACGGTCGTTGGTCCAGGGTCGTCGGTCGTCAATGACATTGCGACCTATGCCAATACTGGTGGTACGCAGATTAAGGATAGCGGAGTTTTAATCTCAAACGTTCCACTTTTAGGAAGCAACAACACCTATACAGGCACCAATACTTTCAACAACACCGTCTCCGGTACCGGCGTTACATCACTCTTCGCTTCCCCGCCAGCTATCGGAGGAACAGCTGCCGCGGCTGGAAGCTTTACAACCCTGTCATCTAGTGGCAATGCAGTTTTCGGTTCAGGTAAGCCCTGGATCGACATTACCTCTGGCGCGCAAGGCTGTACAGCTGCCGACCCAACCGCTGTTTCGGATTCCACTATGGCTATTCAATGCTATTTAAACTATATGAACTCCACTTTTGGTGGAGGTATAGTTTTTGTCCCGCCTGGACAGTATCTTGTATCTGCTGGTGGAGTGACAGTAAAAGGCGGGGTACAGATTCATGGAACCGGGGTTAGCGGTTCCATTATCAAAACTAACACCGATAGCAAAGTCATCACTTTCGACAGCGCTACATGTAATAAAGGAACCGCGTTAGAAAACACTTGGATTCAAGGCTTTCAAAGCGCAGCGGCTACCCAGGACGCGGTAACCATTGGCGCGAACTGCCCTGTGATACTTCGTGATAATTACATTTGGGGCGGTAAGAGTGGCCTAACCACCGCAGGGGTGGATGGAAGGTACACAAACAACTTCATCTGCGGTGCGTCTGCATCCGGCGCTAATGTAAATTCGACTGGGGCAAACTTCTACACTGACGACAAGATCGACACTTGTGGATTCACTGTGTCCGTCGGGTTCTCTCAAGGGGTTGCTTGTTGCAGCCTCGGCGTGGCAGAGAACCATTTTACTAATACCGACTTTTCAGGGGCTTTCACGGATAGTGTAGCTATCAATGACGGTGGTGGGGCTACTGCGCTCACAACTTTTACTGGCGGCATTTTCAGCGGCCCAATTGTTATCACCGCCGCAAAGGCATCGATGTTTTCGGCGGCGGAGTTTGGGTCAACCATGCTTAGTGTTAATGGCCCGATTAATATCGTAGGCAGCTTTGCCTTCTCCCCTACTACGGTTACAGGTGGTACACGTAGCTGTGCCGGTAACACCAATATTACGTGCTAAGTCATGACCACCAACCTCGATATCGGTAACCGTGCGCTGCAGGTGATGGGTAGCCGGACCAATATGTCCTTGGCCGAGTTCAATGCACAGTCGTCGAACGAAGCCATCCAGTGCCAGCTGATCATGTTCAAGCTCCGCGATGAGCTCAACCGAATGGCGCCGTGGGACTGTGTAACGAAGTGGGGGAGCCTGACCTACATAACTACCGCACCGGGCAATCCTGAACAGCCAAACTCTGGCGCACCGCTGTGGCAGCCTGGACAGCCACCGCCTCCGTGGAGCTATGAGTTCCAATATCCCGTGGACTGCCTACGCGCAAGGATGATTATCCCGCAATTTACTCAGCAGGCTGGCGGCGTTCCGATCTATCCATCTAACACTGTTACCGGCGCTGGACAGACTGGCTGGACTGGGCCTGCCATTAAGTTCAAGGTCGCAACGGATAGCTTCTTTGGAGTGACTGCAGCCGTGCCTGCGGTTGGTGGAACTGGGTATGCGATTGGGGATATTATCACTCTTACGCAGCCTAGCTATACCTTTATTCAGAACTCTGCACCAGTCGGTCAGCCTGCGTCGAACTTCTCCTACACCCTTGATGCAGGAGCCCCTGCGCAGCTTCAGGTCCTGACCGCGCCTGGAGGAGTAATCGGCACGGTTGCGGTCGTGAACCAAATCATGGATGCGGCCACACCGATCGGTGGGAGCTACTTCTCCGTTCCGACCAATCCGGTTGCGCAGGGATCGACCTCTGGCGTCGGTGTGGGTGCCACGTTCAACCTCACCTTTGGTTCTCAGTCTCCTCAGCGTGTGATCCTTTGCAACATCACCCAGGCAATCCTATGCTACAACACTCAGATCACCGACCCCAATATAATGGACCCACTTTTCCAGGACGCCTGGATTCACATCCTGGCAGCGCGGCTCAGTCCGCAGCTGAATGGTGAAGTGGCTCGAGCCAACCAAAACATCGCCCTCGCCAACGCTGCAATTATGGAAGCACGAAAGGCGGATGGGAATGAGGGGATTACAGTGAACGACGTTACGCCAGACTTCCTACGAACTAGAGGTGGCTTTGGCGTGGGCCCAAACTGGGAATATAGTCCGAATATGGATTTCGATTGGGGCAGCACGTACTCCCCTTACTAACATGATGTTACATGCACCAAATACATTCCTACAGTTCTGGACAGCTAAAGAGCTTCGTGGTTGGTATAAAGAGCTATTAGCGCGGCATCGTGGAAATTGGCCTCGCTATCTTTGCGTACCCACTAAAGAACAAGTGCGCAATGAAATGAAACGTAGACGAATGAAACTGCACTGATGAGCACTTCCACAATCAAAACCAGCTTCGCTAGCGGTGAATGGGCTCCCAAGCTCCGCGGTCGCGTGGACATTCAAAAGTACCACGCTGGCGCTGCGCTTATGCGGAATTTCTACGTTGATTTCTCAGGCGGTGGTGCCAGCACTCGTCAGGGAACGAAGTTCATTAACCAAGTAAAGGCTGCTGGTGCACGAATCGTACCGTTTCAGCCCTCTACTTCGATCTCATATGTCCTTGAGTTCGGTCAGTTTTACATCCGGTTCTTTTCCAACGGCGCACCAATTGTCGAAGCGGGAACGACGATTACTGGCGTAACGCAAGCTAACCCCGGCGTGGTCACCGACGCTGCGCACGGTTATATCAACGGCCAGTGGGTGCTGATCTCTGGCCTCGTTGGTATGACGCAGCTTAACGGCAACTACTACATCGTCGCTGGTGCCACAACCAACACCTATGCCCTCACCGATCTCAACGGCAACCCAATCAACACCACCGGCTTTGGTGCGTACGTCTCTGGCGGTATCGCACAGCGGGTTTATGAAATCACTTCTCCGTACGCGGTTTCAGACCTCTTTCCAAACCCACTCACCAAGAATCCCGGCATTAAATGGGTTCAGAACGTAACCTCACTTATCATTACCCATCCAAGCTACTCGCCGACCGTCCTGACCATCCAAGCGCCGACCAACTGGAATATCGGACCGATAGTGTTTGGGGCATTATTACCTGCCCCGACCGCGCCAACAGTTACTTCCACCTCCGCCACCGGCGCTGGGATTAACTACGGTTATGCAGTAACCGCAGTAGATGCTAATGGTTTGGAAAGCGCACCGTCAGTAGTCGGTACTATCTCCAACTTGTCTTATATCGGCACCACGCCGATGACGAATAAAATCGCCTGGACAGCCGTGTCCGGCGCGGTCAGTTATAACGTTTATAAGAACAGCCCGACCTTCACTACTGCAATTGCATCCGGTGCGCCGCTTGGTTTTATTGGCAACACGACCGGAGTTACCTTTCTCGACTCTTACCCAGGCATTGTTCAGGACTTCTCTCAATCACCACCGATCGTGGAGAACCCATTCCAGGGCGCGGGAGTACAATCGACCTCCGTCACCGCTGGAGGTTCCTACACCACGGTTCCTGGTGTCACCTTCACCACCGCTCCAGCTGGCGGAGTGACTGCAACCGGCACTGCGTTGATGACATTGTTAACCTCTAGCATACTTCATGGAGGTGGGTTTTTCAACGTTAACGATCTTATAACGTTCTTTTATGGAATTGTTATTAAAGTAACCTCACAAACTGGCGGTGTTGTTACAGGGTATCAGGTAATCTCCACCGGCTCTTTTACTGCGGCAGTCGGCACTTCTCTGGCCTTTACGCTGAACCAAGTATCGACAACCGGAACCGGAACTAGCTTTGCGCTAAACGCACTGACTTGGGCTGTACAATCGATTCAACTTGGGACTGGTGGTGCTGGGTACACTGCGACACCGACGATCACCTTCTCCTCTGGCGCGGCAACCGCTACTGCAACTCTTGGCACTACGTCAACCGGTAACCCAGGCGTTCCTGGCTTTATTCAAGAGCGTCTAGCCTTGGCTGCGCAAGCACAAGATGTGCAAGGGTTTAACTTCTCGCAGCCTGGAGGGTATTTTAACTTCAACGTTTCTAACCCTTCGCAGAGCGACGATGCGATTTCGGGTACGATTATCTCTGAAGAGCTCAATGACATTCGCTGGCTGGTTCCGGTCCCAACCGGGATCATTGCCGGTACTGGCAAGGGTGCGTGGCTAATCAACGGTGGTGGTGGTATCTCTACGCAAGTCCCAATCACTCCGTCGAACGTAACGGCGCAACCACAATCATTCACTGGGTCCAACGATCTCAGACCGATCAAGATTAATTTCGATATTCTCTACGTTACGAACAAAGGTAATTACGTCCGCGATCTCACCTACAATCTATATGCTCAAACCTTTACAGGTTCGGACATCTCAGTGCTTAGTAACCATCTATTCTTTGGTTACTACCAAGTCGACTGGTGTCATTCTGAAGAGCCGTTCAAAACCACTTGGGCTGTGCGCAATGATGGACAGTTGCTTTCGCTCGCGTATGTTAAGGACCAAGAACTAATCGGTTGGTCCCACCATGACACCAACGGTCAGTTCCTTTCAACCTGCTCGGTTATTGAGACAGTTGGAAAAGGCAACGTCGTTGATGCGGTTTACTTTGTAATCCAACGAATTATCAACGGCGTTACAGTTCAATACGTTGAACGCATGGCTGATAGGTTCTTTGACTACGGCTATGAAGACGCTTGGAGCGTTGACTGCGCGTTGCAAACCGTTTCAGCTAACAGTGGTGCACAGACTGGTACGACCGCAGTTTTCACTGGACAGAACACCGTTGGTAGTAGCGTCACGATTAACTTTGTTGGTCCTAATCCAGGATACAGCGCAGGGAACATTGGTAATGTTATCCGTGCTTCAGGTGGCATCTTTACTATTACTACAGTACCACTCAGTACACAAGTCACTGCAATAGTTAACCAAGCAGCGGCGAACTTTAATCAATATACCAATACCCCCTTTTCCGATGCAGGATGGACGGTATGGATACCGAACTCAACGGTGACTGGCTTGACCCAGCTGATCGGACAGAGTGTTGTTGGTGTGGCAGACGGCGCTGCGATAGGACCGTTTACTGTGTCAGCTACAGGGAGTGTCGCTTTAGGGTTGACGGCGACGAAGGTAACTCTTGGGCTATCGTACCTACCACAACTGCAAACCCTCCCCTTGGACCTGGGTGAGCCGACGGTCCAAGGAAAGCGGAAGAAGATCACTGGGCTAACGCTTCGTGTAGCTGATACACTTGGGCTGTCGGTTGGGAAGACCTTCCAGACCTTGGTTCCAATGAAGGATCTAATTCTCGGCAACGTACCCACAACTTCGACCGGGATTGCTGTGGTAAACGGGTTAGTCAATGGTGACGCAAGAACGATCCTGGATCAAGAGTGGGACACTGCTGGAAACTACTGCATTCAGCAAAACCTACCATACCCAGCGACGGTTCTTGCTGCGATGCCAGAAGTTATAGTGGGGGACAAATGATCTCCATCCGCCTCGTTTCCGACGTAACGCTGAAGGAGCTATTCGACCGAAGCCCTGCGTCGGAGATTCCTAAAGGTGAGGAGCTTCTCCTCACTTGCCTTCAGCGAAGCACGGACGTTCGGTACGGTTACGTTGATAACCAATGCGCCTGCGTTTGGGGGCTCATTCCGCCCACGCTGCTTTCAGGTTCAGCCTATCTCTGGCTCCTCACAACCGACCTTGTTGAGCAGCATAAGTTTCTCTTCGTTCGCCATTCTCAGCGCTGGATTGAGGAGGCTCTTCAGGTCTATCCGACGATCATCGGCGACTGGATACCCGGTGACCCAAGGTCCAGGCGCTGGCTAGAGTGGCTCGGAGCAGAGTTTGCAGCATTCCAAGGTGGTAGGATTCCATTTGTGATTAGAAAGAAGCCAAATGGCTGATCCAGTTACCCTAACCGCAATCACCATTGGTGCCACCGCAGCCGGTGCAGGAGTCGGTGCGCTCGGAAAGCTTGGACAGGGCCAGTCCGAAGCGCAGATGTACAACTACCAAGCCGGAGTGGCGAGGGTTAATGCACAGATTGCGAAGCAGGATGCGAACTATACCGTAGCCGCGGGGGGAGTACAGCAAGAGCAGGCCGGTATGCGTGAGCGGGCCAATATCGGTGCGACTCGAGCGGGCTTTGGCGCAAGTAACGTTGCTGGAGGAAGTAAGAACGCAGTCGTGTCGAGTGAGATCGAGGTGGGCCAGCAAAATCAAGGGATCGTCGCAGCCAACGCAGCGAAAAGGGCGTATGGATTCGAGGTTGGCGCAGCGTCAGATACAGCTACCGCAGGGGCCTTAGACTTCTCTGCGACAAACGCTAAAACTGCTGGAGATATCGGCGCTGTATCATCAATCCTCGGCGGGGTTAGTTCGGTATCAAGTAAGTGGCTCCAGATGGGTCCGGCGTTTGGGAAGGGTGTTGATCCAACTCAAGGTGGAATGGGACTGTATGGTGATGCGTCAACGGGGAGCCTTTACTAATGCCCCAAGTCCCATATCAACCATTTTCAACCGAACAACCGCAGTCTGGCGGGGAGCGTGTATCGGTTAGCACTCCTCCCGCAGCCTTCGGCGTCAACGTTGCGCAGGCGGTGGAAGGCCTTGGTGGGCAGCTTGAAAAGTCCGGGGACGAACTCTTCACTCGCGCAATGGCGTTGCAGGATCTACGAAACGAAACCGATGCGCGAGAAGCGCAAACCCAATACGCTGAGAAGGCTTCAGAGCTCCATGCGCAATACGGTGCGCTTGAAGGAAAGGCTGCTGCAGATGGACTTCAAGGGTACATTAAAGCCCAGGCCGATCTCCGTACCCAGTTCCGAGACGGACTCAAGACCCAGTTCGCTCAGCGGTATTATGACCGCGATACACTTCCCTTCATGCAGCGAAATATCTTCTCCGCAGCCGGTCACGCAGCGGATCAAAACAAGGCCAGCGTAATCGGCACTGCGCAAGCACAGAAGGATATAACCGCCCGGACTTTTGTCGACCCGAAATCGGATGGTGAATTCCAGCACAAGCTTGAAACAACCAACTCTGCTGACGAGACTATCGCAGCCGCCCGGGGAATGACTCCAGAGCAGTTAACCGACCTCAAAATGCACTCAGCGTCAGGGCTGTGGCTCGGGAGGATCGGCCAGACTGCGCACGATGATCCTCAAGCTGCGTTGAAGATGCTCGACGAAAACAAGGGGTCTATGACGCAAGATGACTATGGAAAGGCTCTTCAGGTCACTCGTGCACAGAATAGGGCTATAGGTGGAGCTAACCTTGTCAATGATGTCTACTCTCCAGACAAAACCGCAGCGCAGATGGAAGCGGAGATCAAGGATCGGTCTGCTGATCTTGCGCACGGTGATCCGCTGTTTGAGAAGGATGCGCTGACGGGATTGAGAGGGAAGATCACAACGGATCGGTACGTTAAGAATCAAGATGATAACACCGCCATTCAAAGTATCCAAAAACAAATCGGCGATGGTGTAACAGATATTCGTGATCTTCGCTTACGTCCTGGAATGGCTCAGGCTATTGATAGCCTACCAGATTCAAAGAAGAATGAAATACCTGGTATGATTACTAGATTCAATGCGTCGCGAGATAAGGCTGGGCATGAGCAGAACTACACACAACTAACGGGCATGTACTACAACGACAGAGAGCAGTTTCTTGACACAGACTTCACTAAGTATGATCTCTCGCAGCCTCAAATCCGCGATCTCATGGCTAAACGCGCTCAAGCAGTTGCGAAGCCCACCGATGATCCTATGCTCAACCGAGCAATGGGATGGCTGCGACAAGGACGTGCTGCCGAGCTCAGGGCACTTGGTATATATTTCCGCCCCACACAGGGAGCAGATGCGACCGATTATGACCACTATACCGGTGCTCTCCAAGCTGGGATCGATGCTTGGCGCCAAGAACACGGCAAGCCTCCAGGGTACAAAGACATCGTTGACACAATCGGGCCCTCAGTAATCCATCAGCGCACCGAACCTGGGACCTTCGGTATGCTATTCGGGGGGAAGCAGCGCCCAGCCTTTGACCAAGATATGTCCGTTGTGAAAGACTGGGCTGAGAAGAAAGGCCTAGTTGATGAAATCAAATCCCGAGGCGGTGCTGATCCCACGGATGAGGAACTATACCGTGCCTTCCTACGCAGCCAGTTTATAGACCTCTACTCCAAGCCTACCGGAGGTGATAGTGGCCGACCCACTGTACCCCAATCCAAGTGACGACCCGGCTGGGTTTATCGTAAGTCAGCAACGGGCTGCGCAGAGTAGTGCGCTGCAGGGGCTGGATGCGAACGCCGATGACGGTGCGCGGGCGATTGAGCTTGGGAAGGCTACAGGGACTGATCCGAGCTTGGTGTACGGAAACCTTGAGCAGTTCGAACAGCAGCACAAGGCCTCCCTCACTTCCCAGCTTTTGCAAAGCAACCAATTCCTCCGTGACTATGCCAACTCCCATCCTATGGCTGGAGTGGTTTCCAACGACGATTGGGGACAGTTGGATGAGGTGTCGCATAGGGTAACCGGTCTCTTCGGCCCGCATTATGGTGGGCTGCTGTCAGCCCCGGCTGACGCAGTTGAGGCTGGAGTTAGAGGGTTCTATCAGGCCTTCACGAGCGAAGGAAAGCTAGGGCAGCAATTTGTTCGGGATGAGGACGCACAGTTTGCGTCGGACCACCCGATTCTGTATAGCAACCTCGTTCAAACCGCACAACTACTCGGCGCACCGATTGAGATTCTCAACCGCACCATCTCTGGCGTCATCGCCGGTGGCGGCGCTGCGGTTGAATCGGTTGCGAAATCTGTCGGCGCAAGTGACGACACTGCTCGGCAGATGAAGGAGGACGTTGCTAGCATGGCCGACGTAGCCATGCAGATGGAGATGACTGGGCAGGTTCCGCATACACCTGAGCCTGGTGCTGGAGCGGTGGCTAAGCAGCAGCTTGCGATGGATGTCTACCGGGCAGCGCGACCGTTTGTGGAGAACGGGCAGAAGCCGCCGGTCGGGCTGCATGAAGTCATTGACAAGGTTTACGAAGCGCAGACGAAACAGGATGTGAAGGACTTAGATGACCTCACAAAAGAAGCTCAATCAAGCTCAACTCGAGAACGCGCGCCTGAATTATTTGAAGACTTTGTTAAATCGCACGGAGACGCGAGCATCGGTGTTAGCGCTGAAGCCATTCGAGCACTATACGGGGACAAGCTCCCGACTCCGGATGACAACCTCCTTGGCTCGGTGCCGGACCTCGCAAAGCAACTAGAGAGCGCTGAGCAGTTCGGTGGGGATGTTCAAATCCCGCTCTCGACCTGGCTAGCGCACGTTGAGCCTGACGTTGCTAAGGCGCTGCATGATGACATTCGGGTTAGGCCGGGTGGGATGACCTTGAATGAAACGAAGCTCGAGGTCCCTGAGCGCCCAGCGCCCATTGATTCGGTGGATGCGATCCGGCGGCCGGCTGGGCTTGATCCGATGGCGGCACCTGGGCAAATGCGTCTACAACGTGTTCCAACCGAGGAGGGTGATAGAGGGCACACTTTCGATATACAAGACCCAGATGGCAAACGAATTGGCGGAGCAACGTTTGATGAATTCGACGATGGTAAAGTGCTTAGGGTTTCGAGTATTGCTGCCGGGACCGCTGAAGGCCTACCTGGATTTCTTGGCCAGCGTCAATTAACTGGTTTGCTTCGGCAACTTCAGCGAGAATTTCCCAATGCCGAAACTTTAGAAGGCTGGCGAGTTAGTGGAGCAAGAGAACAACCGGGGATGGTTTCTATTCCCCTCCGCCCAACCCCTTCCCAACTCACCGACTTCATGCGCTCGGGGTTTGAGAAGCAAATAGTCCGAGGACCTAGTGGAGAGACAATAGGAATTCAGCCGCTGTACTCTACCACAGTTGGCCAGAGCATTACGTCAGACGTACTGTCCAAGGCTACTGACAGTCCAGTTATGAAAGCGTTTGGTGAAAAGATTCATACACTAACAAAAGACGTTCCGATTCATGTGATCTCTCAAGAAGACATTCGCAAGGTTTATGGTGGTGATGTTCAAGGGTTCCATCAGCTATACTCAGACGGACAAAGTAATATATTTCTTCCGGACGATATTGGATACTGGGACCCTAAGAAAGTGCTTCATATCGTTATGCATGAGGCCAGCCACGCTGCGACGGTTGGTGCTATTGAGAGCTATCCGGAGATCAAGTCTAAGATTCGGAGCCTGATGAATGAAGTTAGAAAGATCGACGACGTTGATGAAGATATATTGAGATCACATGCTTATGCTTTTAAAAATGAAAAGGAATTCATCGCTGAAGGTCAGTCCAAAGAGAACTTTCAAGAAGCATTAAAAAAGGTCCCTGTTTCTCCAGAGCTTATGAAAGAGTTAGGCACCCCTGCGACCAACGCTTGGGAAGCCTTGAAGAACATCGTCAAGGAAATCTGGGAACGGATCACCGGAGGTAAGGTTCCACAGAACGCACTGGATGCGCTGTTCAAGCTGAGCGATGAAATCTTCGAAGCGCAGAAGGATGTGCAGGCGAGAGGGAAGGTGGGGACGGACTTCGCTCCGCCGAAGCAACTCGAGCTCCCAGGTCTGACCCGGATTGAAGATAGAGAGGCATTTGAGAAGGCCGCTGCGATTGGAATGACCGTTAAGCAATACCGTCAGTACCAGGAGCTTATTGAAAAGCGCGAATCACAGGATATGGAACTCTTTCGTGCGCAGGCGGAACGAAAGGAGCGGGCACGGCAGACTGCGGAATGGAAGGCGGAAGAGGCTCGTGCGCGAGAGGAAGCGAAGACCAGTTTGATTAACCGTCCTGATATCGCTGCGGATAACCTTCTTCGAGAAGGCACTCTGTTCGGAGATAAGCTCAAGGGTCGACCGAGGCTGAACAGCGATCTCCTCAGCGCTGAGCAAAAGTCCGGCCTGCCTGACGACTATCACAAGTCCGGCGGTGTCAACCCAGATGACGCTGCGCAGATGTTCGGGTACCACAGCGCGGATGCGATGCTTCAGGGTATCAAGCAACTTCACGCTGACCGAGGGGAGCTCGGGCCGAGGGAGCATATCAATAACCTTGCGGAGAAGATCACCCAGGACCACATGACTCGTGAGTTCGGTAACCTTGAACAGAATATCTTGGAGGAGCTAAAAGACCACGTCATCTCTCCGTCCCAGTTGGACATTCTCCATGAGGAACTGGTGGCGCTGGGTTCGAAGTTCGGCGGGGAACTTTCTATCTCCAAGTCTGATATCAAGGCTTGGGTGAAAAAGCAGTTCTCAGAGATGCCGATCTCGATGCATCGTGTGGATGACTACCTTGCCGCAGCTGGTAGGTCTGGTCGAGGGGCTGAGCAAGCCTTGCTTGATGGCGATGGCCGGGAGGCGTTTAAATTCAAGCAGCAGCAGTACATCTCAATGCAAATGGCCAACGAAGCCAAGGCCTACGAAAAGGCCCGAGCCAGCTTCGACAAGCTCGCAAAGCGGCTTGCGAAACGGGAGATCACGGGGCTGCCGCAGGACTATGTAGCGCATATCCGAGATCAACTCCTCCGCGCACAGCTGCCGATTGGCCGGTCGGTGCAGACCTTAGGGGAGGATGTAAGGGAGGCTGGGGACCTACTGCAATTTGCCCGCCGCGCAAGTGAGGGTTCGCAGGTTCCGATATTCCTTCCGGATTGGATGTATGGCGATTGGAATAAGAAACTGGACACTATGTCCGCAGGGGAGTTCAGCGAGTACTCGAAGGGGATTAGGCAGCTTTATAACTTCGGACGGGATGAAAGGAAGGTCGAGGTTGCTGGGGATAAGATTGATCTAGGAGAGTTTCTTGATAAGGCGAAGGATCAGCTAGCGTTGCAAGGGACTAAAGACATACCTTATAACCCATCCAAGGTTGGCAAGCTCATTGGCCTTGCCAAGAATATCTTCTACGGTAAGCTGATTCAAGCTGAGACTATTTTCAACCGATGGGATATGGGAAATCCCCGCGGCATTTTCAACGAAAACTTCATGTACCGTGCAGCAGCGTCAGCCAATGACCTCTCAGCGCGGATCAAACGGTATAGTGAGAAGGTGCAGACGGCGGGGCAGATGATTAAGGGGCTCGATCTTACTAAGCCCTTACCGAACCTGCTAAAGAAAGTCACCGATGGTCTTCCGGTTAACATGACCGTGGAGAATGCGCTACGGATCATCACTGATATGGGGAACCTTTCTAATAAAGATAAGTTCACTCGAGGTTGGAAAGTCGATCCGCAGGTTCTTGAAGGCTGGCTTAAAGCCAACACAACAAAGGAAATGTGGGACTTTGCTCAGGCGCTAGGGGATGTGCACGAGGAGATGTTCAGTGAGCTAAAGGACATGATCCACTCCATCTCCGGCGTGACTCCAGACCGCGTTCCGCTCGCCCCGTTCACCGACCCACACGGAGTAGAGCGCAGGGGTTGGTACTCGCCGATGATCTATGATCAGGTGCAGATGGGGACTAGTCGTCGGCTGGCTGGGTTGCCCCAGATCGACCCGAACGAGATCACAGGGCTGATGGACACTGGGTACTTTAAGTCCACCACCGCGACCGGCGCTGAAATCCAGCGCACCGGATACGCAGCGCCGACCGACCTGACTTTGTCTCGGTTGCCTCAAAGGATGACTCAAATCCTCTACGACACCGCATTCCGTCCGTTCGTGATTAACTTCGGGAAGGTAATGAGGGATCAAGGATTTCAGAACGCTATCACGAAGCACTCCGGGGTGGAAGTCCGGGATATGATGCGAGATTGGCTTAATGATATCATCGGCGCTGGGAAAGGGGCCTCGACCTCGTCGGACCTTGCAACCGGGCAGGTGGTGGAATACTTCCGTCGGAATATCATTGGGCAGTTAATAGGTTGGAATCTGCACACGGTTGAGAAGCACGGCTTGTCAGCGCTGGTTAACTCTATGGCTGAAGTCGGCGTAGGTAACTTCGCTCGAGAGTTTCAAAACATGATCCTCTCTCCCAACGCTGGGAAGGATTGGGACTTTGTTCTCAGCAAAAGCGAAGAACTTCAGCGCCGACGTCAGCACTGGACTGAATCCCTCGGTGGCCAGTTCGAGGCCGTCCGCCTCGGTGGTCAGGGCTGGCGAGATTGGATGCTGGAGAAGGGCTCGTCGATCGTTGCGTGGTCCGACATGGCCTCGGCAGCCCCTTCGTGGATGGCTGAGTACAAAACGCAGATGGAGAACCTCGCAAAGGAACGTCCAAATGACCTACCATCCGACTACGAAGGCGTCGCCATTTCTCTCGCGGACCGTGCGGTTCGGCGAGCCCACGGTTCAACTGCCATCACTTCCCGCCCTGGGGGTATGCGTGGAGGGGCCTTTGCAAGGACCTTTATGTCCCTCTACGGGTTCTTCAACCAAATGCTCCAACGAAACTACGAAGTGATGTGGAGGACGAAGTACGCAGCGGAGAACTTTAAGCAAGGGGACTATGAAAAAGGGTTAGATAACCTCAAGCGCGCTGGGGTGCTTTTTGCAACCGCTACTCTTTGGCCTGCGCTGGTTGAAGAAATGGTCACGCCGTATACGAATGAGGAAAAGGATTCTTGGGGAAAGTGGACGGGGAAGACACTAGCGCTGGGAGTGTCTGCGACAGTGCCCTTCGTTCGCGAGTTCGTCCATGGTTGGATTAACAACTTCGAAACGGGAGCGGGGATACTTGATACAGGCTGGAAGGAACTGGCGTCGACCTTCTCCGACGTGCGAAAGGGTACAAAAATGATGGACGCTGAGCATGGAGGGAAGACCATCAAGGATTTCAATGGCCTTGTCGGAGTGGCTACCGGTGTCACTAACAACGAAGTCGGAAACATCATGAAAACCATCTGGGACAGCACGCACCGATCCAAGGAAACTCCAAAGGGCGTTAAGGAAACTGCAAAGGACCTAATCACTGGGCACGCAAAGGAGCGGAAATGATTAACGCAGCAGGAATGGCTCTTATCGAGAGCTTCGAGGGGCTTATTCTCGGGGCCTATGACGACTCCGACGACAAGGTTCTCAAACCAGGAGATAGATGCTATGGCACACTCACTATTGGCTGGGGACACACTGACGCAGCAGGGCCACCGAGGGTCTACATTGGGCAGGTTATCGATAAGCCCACCGCCGATGCAATCCTCGCAGCCGATCTATCGTCAGTGGAAATTGAGGTGGGCCATCTGGTTAAGGTCACACTTAACGAGAATCAGCGCGCTGCTCTTGTGAGTTTTCAATACAACACCGGCTGGCTTGGGCACCCGAACTGTTCACTCACGCGTGCGCTGAACGCCGGGAACTACGCCCTCGCCGATCAAGACTTCGGCCTCTACGACCGTGCAAGCGGGAAGGTCCTAGTTGGCCTTCAGCGCCGTCGGATCGCAGAGGCAAAACTATTCAACACTCCTATACAGGGTTCGGGGAACTGATATGTGGAAATGGGTTGCTTGGCTTCTCCTAATCGTCGTCAGCTTCTCACTCATGGAGGGCTACTCCCTCTACGACAACACCGCCACGCTGTCTCGGTTCATCTGGACCGTCACCGCTTACTTCCCACCCTTTCCATGGATCGCAGGGTTCATCACTGGATTTCTATGCTGCCATTTCTGGTGGGGCGGTATAGTTCCATTCGCACCAGTGAAAAAGGGCACGACAAAGGAGTCGAAATGAATCAGGATGAAGTGATTAGCTTGGTTACCAAACTCGTCGTCGCTGGGTTTGGTAGCTACCTTGGCCAGCAAGGGTTTGACGTCACGCAGCTACCTGGGGCTATCGGTGCGATCGGCACCCTAGTCGGGATCGGGTATGGCGTCTATACCCACTGGAACATGAAGAAGGTGCCTGAAACCTCGACTGTGATTCCTAATCCACACGAAACACACTGAAAGGAAAGATCATGAAGAAGATCATCTTTGCGTTGCTCGCAACTACCTCACTCGCTAGCGCAGCGGACCTGAAGCTGCCTGTCAAGGCCGCGTACTCCGCTCCGATCTGCACTGCTGGAGTACCGATGACCCCGACTATGGCGGCAGTGTCCCCGTCGTGCTCGGGGTTCTATGCTGGGTTTGGGATCGAGGGGTTGGGCTCCAACCTCGATATCCTTGGCTCGGGGATCAACAACTCAGTCTTCGCTGGTGGCGGGGTGGTTAAAGCTACTGGTGGATATCAGTTCTGGAATGGTCAGTTCTTCTTCGCCGGAGAGGGAAACGTCGGGATCAATATGACCAACTCCGGCCTCGGTGCGCAGGTTGGTACCGGGAAAAACTGGGATGCGAGCATCATCGCCAAGGCAGGCGTAGGTCTCAGCAACATCATCGGTATTGGCCAGCAGGGAACGGTCGGCACTGGCACTCCGTCGCAGGGGATTAACCTCGCTGTGATCCCGGGAACCTCGTTGATGTCTCCCTACGTTGCGATTGGAGAGAGCTTCAAGCAGGGCAACCAGGGCTGGACGATGGGTGCGGGGACTGAGTTCATCCTCGCTCAGGGGTGGAATATTGATGTCTACTACCACCATATCACCTGGAACGGTACGCAAACTACCGTCATTCCCGGCGCAGCTATCACGTCAACCACTCCCGAGAACCGGGTGGGCGTGGCTTTCTTGAAGATGTTCTAAGCCGGCCTCCCTGTGGCTTAGGCAAACTGGGAGCGCAAATGCTCCCCTCTTTTAATAGGAATGCAAGATGAACGTTGACGCCACGAGCCTAGACTTAGCTAAGACTGGAATTGAAATCATCGGTGGTGGCAGCGCCCTGGCTGCAATCATCTTGAAAATGGGAAGAATGGCAGGGACGTTTGAACAGATCAGTCAACAGCAAACGGAGGAGATTGGGGAGATTAAGGTTGAGGTCAAGCGGCTGTCCGAGGTCGTGACCTTAGTCGCTGTGCAAAAAGCTGAATTAGCTGGGTTGCGTGAGCAAATGGCGTTGTTGATGAAGTGGTATGATGACCTAAGGCGCGGGAATGGATTCATCCATAAAGGAGGCGGCGGTGACGTGGGGTGACGCAGCGCAAATGATAACAGCAATCGCAGCAATAAGCGCTGTGGCTATGTCTTACAGGAATTCAAGGAAGATTGAGCAGGTGCATATATCAATCAACAGCCGGATGGACCAGCTGCTATCCGCAACCAGCGACGCAGCCAGGGCTGATGGAGCAAAGGAAGAACGGGATAAACCAAGGCTATAACCAAAGGAGACTATCATGTCTAGAGGCTTACTTTTCTGGATGATCTGGGTGATCTGCGTGCTAATTTGGGCTGGAGTTAACTTCGCTGGAATTGGCGGACCTATGGCAGCGAGGATGGCTGGAGGAGGGGTGATTGAGTTCGTACTGTTCGGCCTGCTCGGTTGGGCTGTGTTCGGTCCGGTAGTTCACGCTTGACGCTTGCTATAAGGTCTGCGCTTCCCTCCGCGAGGTTGAATGAACTTTGCAAGGGCAGCGTGGACCTTAGCTTTTGCTTCAGCTACACAGGGCTTGCAGAAGTAATGCGAAGTGTTTCGGTCCTTGCGGATGCCGGTCATGTAGCATTGATGGATTGGACAATAGGGTTTAATCTTGCGCACGATCTAGTGCCACCCATTTTGGTTCCTTTGTGGTCTTATCGTGCCCCATCCGCTTTATATACCCCCCAACCTCCAGCGCCTCGAAGAACTGCTTGTACTGCATCGGGGAGACGCGTTGAAGGACGAAGTTCTTTACCTTTGACTCCGACACACCGACGCCGGTGATGTCGAGTTGCTTCAAATAGTAGTGCACCTCCTCCATCACTTTACTCTCCACCGATCTAGGTCCCTCTGCAAATATTCGTGGCATCGCGTGCTCGACCTCGATGAGCCACCCAAGGGCTCGGTTGAAATCTTCGACAGTAATAACGAGCCCGTTGCCGCGGTCAACTGATGACACCATAGACAGTTTGAGCAG